TGCCGGAACAAGAAACGGGGTGCGTTGCTCTCCCGTTGCTCCCAATCCCGACGTTCTAGGTGGACTTAGAACGTCGTTACTGCAGGTCAAACAAGTAGGGCGACCCGGACTTGAACCGGGGACCGAAGGATTATGAGTCCTGCGTAACGACGTGCGTAACTGTCTCACGCCCCCCGAAACCCTGTCAACCACGCGTAACAGTGGTGCGATGCGGTGCAGATATGGCGCCATGCGTTGCTCCCAGAGTTGCTCCCAAGATCAACGTAATCCCCGGTACGATGGGGCATGGGGCGGACGCTCCACCAGGCACCGCCGAACACGGGGAGCAACTGTGAGCGAGACGCCTAAGGACTCGGTGCACGCGTTTGCGGAGCAGTTGCGCCAGTACGCGACTCATTTCGCGCCGCGCGACTGGAACTACACCCGCGAGACGGGCCTGGTTGACGTCGTGCATGAGAGCGATCGCGAGCGTCGTCTCCGTGGGCGCATCCAGTCTTCGCTGAGGTGGCTGTTTCGGCGGAAGCAGGGCTGGGAGGACGTCTTTGAGATGAGTCGTTTCGCCATGGCCTTGCATGTCGTGAGGCGCCGACCGAACCTGCCCGACGGGGTGCTCGACAATGGCAGCATCATCACGTTCTGGGAAGAGACGGGCGAGTACCTCCAGTACGTCCAGCCCAGCATCGGAGCGATGCTCGCTGACTGGATGGACGCCGACCCCGACAGCCCGCACGCCCAACAGATCGCAGCCGAGATGAAGCGCATCAACGACGAGTACGGCGCACGCATCGCAGCCGAAGGAAACGAGGCAGCGTGACGAAGCAGCGCACGGATGGCGAAGGGTCCATCTACCAGCGCCACGGACCCACCTGCCCACCCGCACTAGACGGCCGACGCCCCAAGCACAAGTGCAACGGGAAGTGGATCGGCACCCTCGTTACCCACTACATCGAAGGCGCCGACGGCATCAAGCGCCCAGTCCGCAAGAAGGTCAGTGCGAACACCAAGACCGGTGCCGCCGTCAAACTCAATGAACTCAGCGATCGCATCAAGGGCGCTGACCTGCCCGCCGACGGCAAGGCCATTACCGTCGAAGCCTGGATGACCTATTGGTACAAGAAGATCGCCGCCAACAAGGTCAAGCCACTCACGCTCGCCGGGTACGACGCAAAGGTCAACCAGTACATCATCCCGCTTCTCGGCCACCACAAGCTCGACCGCCTCACACCCGAACACATCGACGACGCCTGGACCTACCTACGCGACACAGGCAACCCCACCTCGAGCACCCCCACTCCCCTAGCCGCGAACACCATTCACCAGACACACCGGATCCTGTCCCGCGCACTCAAGGTCGCCGTTCAACGCAAGAAGCTCCGCACCAACCCCGCCGGCTCCGACAGCATGGACGCCCCCGCACGCACCGAACACGACATTAAGCCCATGACCTCCGACGAAGTCGACGCCGTCATGGCAGCAGCCCGCGGCACGTGGAACGCCGCCCGCTGGTCCGTTGCACTCGCCGTCGGACTCCGACAAGGCGAAGCACTCGGCCTCCGATGGGAAGACGTCGACCTCGACGCCGGCACCATCAGCATCCGACAGACCCTCATGCGCCTCAAGGGTCAAGGGATCGTGTTCGGCACGCCCAAGTCGGCCAAGTCACGACGCACCTTCCCCGTGCCGTCGTCACTTCTCGCAGCCCTCAAGGCACACCGCATCGAGCAGAACGCCAAGCGCCTCGAAGTCGGCTCACACTGGACCGACAGCGGCCTCGTGTTCACCCTCGAAGACGGACGACCACTCGACCCCAGCGTGGACGCCGGCCGCTGGCGCAAACTCCTCCAGGCGGCCGGCGTCAAGCACTACCGGCTCCACGACGCACGGCACTCAGCCGCGACCATGATGGTCTCCCAAGACGTCGACCTCCGAGTCGCCATGAACGTCCTCGGCCACTCACAACTCTCCGTCACCATGCGCTACCAGCACGCCGTGGACGAAGTGCTCATCGACGCAGCTAAGAAGATGGACCAGGCCGGCCGCTGGGCCTAGTGGACGCGCTTCAACTCGGCGTACTCAACGCCGAGCTCGAACGTCTCACGCTGGTCGGTGAGCGCCCGACACATGAAGCCGCGGATGTTGAGCACGCCGCCCATGCCGGCGGCCATCAAGCCGATGTGACCCAAGCCGGGGATCCCGGCCAGTAGTCCGATCGTGACCAGAGCTGCCCCCACGACCCACAGGGCGGCGGCTGAGACGTGGTGTAACGAGATGGTCCTGTCATGCATGTTTGGCTCCCCATTGTGTTGGTGTTCGACCCCAACGGCTTGGACGTTAGCCACCTGTACCGACAGGCTCCCTAGGGCTATGTGCCGTAATCATGCACAACGATGGGGAGCGGGTTTCGTCATCGCCCCTACGGGGGTGTTACGACGCGTTCATGGAGGAGGAACTTCCTGCAGCATCCTCATCACCTGCCTCTGGTAGATACTTCGTGTCGATCAGGACGGCCTCCATCACAGTGACGATCGGAAGGCCGAGCTGATCCGAGAGAGCGTGCATGAGCTGACTCTTCGGAACCTCGACGTACTTGCCGCGCTTCCACCGCCCGATCAGCGTCGGAGCGACGTTGATGCGACGCGCCAGCGCACGGTCCGAAGTGCCGTGTTGGTCTTGGTACGCCTGGATCAATTCGCCGAGCTTGCTCACAAGGGACACGCTTCCCGCCGGCCGAGAAGAAGGCAATCGGGCCGCCTACCGACCCGTCTACCTCGTTTGTGCGTCCCGACCGCACATTTCGTCTACCAACAGAACTCGCCAAGTGTGCCCCACCTGCACTCACCTGCATAACTACATGGATGTATGCCCTTGACCGGTGTCTACCGGGTGTGCACATAATGTCCCTACCCGGTTGACACCAACCCGTCTACCAACGAGACTACGGAGGACAGCAGACATGAAGCGCAGGAAGCGTTGGCCGAGGGGAACCTGGATGCGAGTCACCAGCAAGGAGACACTGAAGGCGCTGATGGTTCAGCGCGGCTTCTCGCTCGAGCGCATGGCCCGATACGCGGCCTGCAGTAAGTCGATGGTTGGACACCTGACCACCGGCCACAAGAAGACCTGCAGCCCGGAACTTGCCGAGCGCATCGCGGAGGCACTTGACGTGCCCCTCGAGCTCCTTTTCGTGCCGCAGGTGTCCACTCAAGAAGGACGTATCGCCAACACTGGTGACACGCGCGCACGGAGCGGAGTAGCAGCATGACCACCAAGCCCACACCGAAGGACGCCGAGCGCCGGCTCCTCGACTACACCCGATCCGCCGCCTATCTGGGGATCAGCATCCGCAGCATGAAGCAACTCGCGGCCGACGGCCAGATCCGCAAAGTCCCGATCGGGCACCGCGTCCTGTTCGACCGGTCCGATTTGGATCTCTACGTCGAGCGCATCAAGAGGGCCTCGTGATGACGCAGCTGACGTTCGACCTGCAGCCGCTGGTGACGCCGGACCACGAGCCGGAGTCGTCGATCCAGGACCGCTTCGAGGGCTGGTCGTCGGCGAACCCGTGGGTGTTGGACGTGCTCGAGCGGCTGGTCGATGACTGGCTGTCGGCGGGTCACTCGCGGGTGGGTGTGAAGCAGGTGTGGGAGGTGCTGCGTTGGCAGTACGGCGCCACGACTGGCGACACGTTCAAGGCGAACAACAGCTACACCAGCCGCGCGGCTCGGGCGCTGATTGATCGTCGGCCGGATCTGGCGTCGGTGATCGAGACGCGGGAGCTGCGGGCGGCTTGACGTTGGTCGGTCCCGGCTGAGGGGGCGGGATCGCCCAGTGAATGCAGTACCGCCGCCTTCGGGCCTAAGCGAAGACGGCGGCAGGAACCTACAAACAGAAGGGTACGACATGAAGTTGGCTGATCTGACGCAGGATGAGCGGATCTCGCTTGGCGTTGCTGCGGCGAAGGGAATCAAGGACAACCTCCCGGTCGATGCGTTCGGCCAGGAGCGTCGCCTCAATGACTACGCCGACATCTGGGGCGCTGCTGCCCGGAATGCGGTCTTGGTGCGTTTGGGCGAGATCGTTGCTGCGCGTCGTGAGTTGCAGTCGTGAGCGCGGGTTCGGTGCGACCAGGGCGTGTGACGCAGGACGAGCTTGAGCGTCTGGCGTGGGATGCGTCGGCGCCGATCGAGTTTCTGGCGGATGTGGCGTTCGTCAACGTGGGTGGCCGGGAGTTCTCGGCTGACCTGCCGGCGGTGACGTCATGAGCGCGTCGAGTGGGCTGCGCGCGGCTCTTGAGGCGCTGCGAGACGAGTGGCAGGCCGACCTGGATGACGGGCGGATCGTGACGCCGGACGCCGGTTACTGCTGGCGCATTGCTATCCGCGAGGTGAACACGGTCCTGGCCGAGCACCCCGAGGAGGAGTCGTGAGCCGCCATTACGGTCACGGCCCGGCGGTTGCTGAGGCGTTGGCGGCGTGGTTGCCGTCTGCGTGGGCTGAGGTTTACGCGGACGTGGCTGCCGAGCAGGCCGCCGCATGAGCCCGATGACGATGGCCGTCCTGATCATGGTCGGGTTCGTGCTGGTGCTGCTGTTCGGCGAGTGGATCAGCCCGTCCCCGCGGCGACGGGGGTGGCGCAAGTGACCGCCGATGTGTTGCGTCGGGCTGCGGCTCTGATGCGTGAACGGGCCGAGAAGGCCACGAGTGGGCCGTGGGAGTTCCGTCCCCGCCGCGGCTTCCAGTCCATGAGCGACAGCCCCGCAACGATCGGGTTCACCGACGCGGCTGGCTACTTCGTGATGTTCCGCGAAGGCGCATGGATGACCGAGAGCGACGCGGAGTATGTCGCGTCATGGCATCCGGCCGTCGCGCTCGCCGTAGCCGACTGGCTCGACATGTGCGCTGCGGATCTGACTGGCATCCCGGGGCAGAACATCACCCCGTCGCCCTACGAAGCCCAAGCCATCACTGTCGCTCGCGCATACCTCGGGGACGACGCATGACCGGCCGCTGCGACATGTGCCCCCGACCAGCCACCCACGGCGCACTCTGCGGCACCTGCGCCTGGCGAGAAGACATCCAGATCTACGTCGGAGACAGCGAATGACACTCCACGTCTACGAAGAACTGCAGCAGGGCACCGAAGAGTGGCTGGCCGTGCGCCGCGGGATCGTCACCGCATCCGTGGTTGGGAAGCTGCTGACCATCGGAGCACCCGGTCCACTGCACTACGACTGCCCGGTCTGCTTCTCGTCTGCCGGTGAGGCGTGCATCAGCCTGACGCGGAAGGCGACGACGGCGATCAAGACGCCCCACAACGAACGGGCTGCCGTTGCTGCCGCTCGCGCGAAGGAAGCGCCGCCCGTGGTGAGCGTCGCTGACAACGACACGTCACACGCCCTCACTGCCACGCTCGTCGCCGAACGGATCGCAGGGTTCACCGAGGACGTGTTCGTGAACGCCGACATGTTCAGAGGCGTAGAGAGCGAGCCGATCGCCCGCGACCTGTATGCCCGGCACCACGCGCCCGTCGAGCAGGTCGGGTTCATGCGCCTCGATGAGGACTGGGGAGCGCTGGGGTACAGCCCGGACGGGCTAGTCGGTGTCGACGGCCTCATCGAGGTCAAGGCCCCCCGCGCGAAGACACACATCCTCACCGTCATCGCAGGCGACGTCCCGACCTACAACTACGCACAACTGCAGGCGGGGCTACTCGTGTCCGGCCGCAAGTGGGTCGACTTTATCCCCTACGTCGGCGGACTCCCCCTGTGGAAGACGCGCGTCCACCCCGACCCCGCCTGGCACGACGCGATCACCGCTGCCGTGACCCAGTTCGAGAAGACCGCCGCCGACATGTGCGCGGCCTACACCCAAGCAACTGCCGCTCTGCCCATCACCGAGCGGATCGACTTCAACACCGTGGAGCTGAAACTCGCATGAGCACACATGACTGCAAGACCCTGACCGACGGTTGCTACCGCTGCGACCTCAATCGCGACGAGATGCAGAGCGTCGAAGATGACGTCCGCAAGAAGGCGCAGGCCGCCTGGCTGGCCTACCGGAACGACTTCCAACGGAAGCGCTACCTGACCGGACGCCAGACGGCCAGTCAGATGAGGCGACGTGACTTCATCGCGGGCTACCTCGCTGCTAACGAGATTGCGGCGGTGACGGCATGAAGGTCACCATCGAGAAGAAGACAGACCAGCTCAACTACGAAGACTTCCTCGGCGGCGTGACGCGCATCGTCACCGTCAAGGGAGTCAAGGCCGGCACCAAGGAGCAGCAGTACGACATCGCGATCGAGGACGACCGGCGCGTCTGGCGGCCCGCGGTCACTGTGCTCAAGCTGCTGGTCGCTGCGTGGGGGGACGACGCCACCGCATGGGTCGGCCACCGTGCGGAGTTGTACGGCGACCCGACCATCATGTTCGGTCGAGATCGCGTCGGGGGCATCCGCGTCTCCCGCGTCTCCCACATCGACAAGCCGGTCGTTGCGTCCCTGACCGAGACCCGAGGCAAGCGGAAGTCGCACACCGTCGACCCGCTCCCGGACGTCGCGCCCACCCAGCCGCAGCCGACCGCCGAAGACGTCGCCCAGTGCGCCGACGTTGACCAGTTGAAGGTGATGTGGCGTGCGGCGTCGGTCGAGGTGCGTGGCCTGATCGAGGCCCGCGTCACCGACCTCACCAACGAGCCAGGCGAGGTGGCGTGATGACCGCCGAACCGATCAGCATGTCCGACCGCATCGCGGCTGGGCGCGTCAAGCACGGGGTTGGGGCGAGCGAGTACTTCCCCGGCAATGTCTGCCACCTCGTCAGTCCCATCGTCGGCTTCCTACGACTACGTCAACACGACGGGCAAACCGACCTGGCCTCAGACCTGGACTGGTTCGTTGATCGCTTGGGTCTCGTCTTGGACATGGCTCGAGCTGAGGCCGAACAGAACACCGAGGCCGACCAGTGACCCGCCGCCACGGAGGCGGACCAGCCCCACACGGAACAGGCGGCTGGACCCGACGCGCACTCCGACCAGCCGGCTCACTCGCCTGGCTCGACGGCACCTGTGGCCGCTGCGACCAACCCATCCAGAGACACGTCCACCAGATCGTTGAGCGCCACCAGATGTGGATCCACACGTCGTGTGCGCCGGGGAGTGATGACGAATGACCGACGACACCCAGGACCAGCGGCTCACCGACATCAAGCGCGAGCGACAGGTGCAGGCTGCCATGAGGGCGCTCCACTTTGCAGGTAGCAACCCTGCGCCGGGGATGACCCTGCGCCGATGCGCCGAGCACATGTTGGACGACGGCCACCTGTCGCAGATCCTCGCTGCCCGGTCCGTGCGGGAGAGTGACCGAGCGGAGCGAGGTCGCGAGGACGACCCGACCCTCCGCGACCGCAAGCCCACTGCCCCGAGCGTCGAGGCCGACCAGCTCCGCCGTGACGCCGCCCGCTACGCCGCCTCGGGCGACCAGCCCAACGCCGCTGCCGCCCGAGCCGCTGCCGACCGGGCTGAGCACGCGGCCGCCGACGATTCAACCGACGCGCTGCGTACCGAGAACGCCCACCTGCGCCGCGCCTACGACGGCCTCGACCGTCGGCTCGACCGCGCCGAGGACCGTGCCGAACGAGCCGAGTCGGTGCGGGACGAACCCACCCGACAGGCCGCCGCGTGTCACACCGCCGAATCGGCCGACCATTGCCCCACCTGCCCCGGTCCCGTCGCACCGCCCGCGCCTGCTGGACCGACCGACCCCTACTGCCCTTGGCACGGCAACCGGCCGACCGCGTACTCCCGTTGCTCGTGTCCCGCTGACCGTCTCGCCGCCACCCCCGAGGACGGTGCCTGATGGACCTCACCGATCCCGCCGCCGCACCCACCATCCTCACCGCCACCATGTTCGCGATCGCCCTCGCCTACCCCATTGCCCACCACGCACGCGACCACTGGGCACGACGACGACAGCTCCGCGCCGGACGAGGTGCGCGATGAGTCTCCCGCCCATCGAGATCCCGCCCGGCGTGTGGATCTCCGCGAACGACCGCCGCCACTGGGCCGACCTCGCCAGGGCCACACGTGCGCTCCGACTCCTCGGCGCCAAGCACGCCCACACGAATGGGCTCCGCGACCTCGGCACCACACACGTCGCCGCGTTCATCGGCTACCCGCGCGGTGGCCGAGCAGACCCCTCTAACGCAGCCCCGACGGTGAAGGCGCTTGTCGACGGTCTCACTGACGCCGGCTGCTGGCCCGACGACGACCACACCAATGTCATCGGCCCCACATTCCTCCGCGACCCCGCCACAGGCAAGAAAGGCGTACACACCGTGCGATTCGTACTGACCGCCCAAGGCATCCCGTGGGGTGCCGCATGACCGTCCCGCGCTTCGAGATCGTCCGTTCGTCGGCTGGGTTCCACGCCCGGTTCCGCTCGAGCAACGGCAACATCATCATGTCCAGCGAGGTCTACGCCCGCCGCCGTGGAGCGTTGCGCGCGGCCGAGCTGATCGCAGGCGCCGACGTCTACTACTCGCCGTTTCAAGACTGGCCCGAGATTCTCCATGGACGCCGTGGACGTGACCGGATGGTCGAGGTTCGCGACGTTGACGAGCGCCAGGACGGTGCCTCGTGAACTGGCACATGTTCTACGCCGAACTCGACCGCCTCGGCCCCATCACGGACCCGACCGTCGCCGAGACCGAAGCAGTCCGCCGGATGGTCGCCGACCAGCCCGACGCCCCAACCCTGCTCGAGGCCATCTTCGGGCGACCAGCATGAGCGCCGGGACGTTCTACCCGACCCTCGCCGCGTACACCACCGGCGTCATCCGAGCCCGCCACGCCTACCGGGCCGACCGCCACGTCGAGGACGGCGTGTGCGCTGTCTGTGGCCGACGGAAGCGCGACGCCACCAACTCACGTCGCTGCTGGACGTGCTCCCACGATGGACGCAACGAGGTGACCGCATGAGTCCCGACGACCCCAGGCACGGTACCCAGGCTGGCCGCACCGCACACCAGCGTGCAGGCCAAACGCCCTGCCAGTCCTGCCAGGACGCATTCCGCGCCTACGAGAAGAAGCGGAACCGCCGTGATCGAACCGACTACCGACTGTCTGGCTATTCCGAAACCGACGGACTCGGCGTTGGCGAGTGGGTGCTTGACCCGAAGACGATGACCCGCAGGTGGGTTGGGCAGGTCCAGCCTCCTCGGATTGTCGAAGAGGAGCCGGCACCGAGGCTCATTTCCTGCCCCGTCTGCCGCGCCCAGATCAACGAGTCCTGCCGCACGAAGAACGGACGTCGCCGAGCTGACCACGCTGAACGGCTGCTGCGTCGCGCGTGCCCGTGTGGTGACCGTGCGATGTCTGGTGGCTTGTATTGCCCACCGTGTTCTGACGAGTCGAAGCGCCGGTCGTGGCGTGAGTCGAAGCGTCGTGCCCGGGTCGCTCGAGAGGAGGCCGCGTGAACACGTTTCCGCAGGTCAGAGCACTAATGGACCGCGATTTCGGCTACAATGAGAACGGCCCGACAGGTGCGTCAACACCGGCCGGGCCTCGCCACACATCCGCACTACCGGAAGGGGCGTGACGTCATTATGACGCACACACTGACAGATGAAGAAGCCCAGGAATTGATCGACCTGCAGGTCACCGCATGGGAACTTGTCCGACTCGGGTTCCCGTCTTTCACCCAGGACGCATGTGACTACATGCTGTGGGAGAAGACGGGCTTTCCACTAGTCCGCGGCGTCCACGACATCGTCGATGAAGTAGCGGCACTTGTCATCGAGGGGCCGCGCTGCGACGAGCCCACCGAACGCAAGCCGCACTTCCGTTGTCGCCGGAAGGTCTCAAAGTGGGGCGACGCGTGCCACGAGCACCGCGCGCCGCTGATCGTCAAGCTAGCGCGACCAGGCGGGGATGCCAAGTGACGCGCTCGCACAACAACCGCGGAGCCATCGGCGCCCGCCTCCGGTTCGAGGTTCTCCGCCGCTGCAACTTCGCCTGCTACTACTGCGGCATCCCGGCCTCACTGGGCCTCAAGGTGCTGCACATCGACCACGTCATCCCGGTTGACCTGGGCGGCACCAACGACCCGTGGAACCTCGTCGCCGCCTGCTGGGACTGCAATGCCGGAAAGACGAACGGCGTCCCGGACGAGGACTTGGTTCGACAGGTGAAGCGCGAGTGGCACTACTACGACGACTCGACCTCCGGTGAAGTCGCCTCCTGCATGTTCTGCAAGATGCCAGTCCACATCCCACCCGGCGAGGACATGAGGAGCCACTGCAGTCTGTGCGACGCGGTGATGTTCTACGGGTACGACGCGGGGATCGGAAATGCCCGCAAGTGGGTGGATCGCTGATGCCCTGGTTCAAGGTCGACGACTCGTTCGAGTCGCACCCCAAAGTCAAGTCCATCCCGCGCGCCCGGCGCGTCAAGGCGATCGGTCTCTGGACCCTCGCCGGCTCGTGGGCAGCACGTCAACTGACCGACGGATTCGTGCCCGACTACATGCTTGACGAGCTCGCAGCAAGCCGCAGGGAGGCTGCAACCTTGGTCGAAGTCGGCTTGTGGGTCGTGGCAGAAGGCGGTTACGCCTTCAAGGACTGGCACGACTGGCAGCCCACTAAAGCGAAGGTTGAAGCAGAACGCGAAGCAGCGAAAGAGCGGATGAGGGTCGCCCGTGAGCGTAAAAAGGGCACTAGTTCGGGCGAAGTTCGGGCGAACGATTCCGTATCACCCTCGAACCGTTCGGGCGAAGTTCGCTCTACCCCCGGTTTGGTAACCCCGACCCGACCCGACCCGACCCGACCCGTCCATAAAGAAGAGGCTGACGCCTCTTCTCTCCGCGCTGTCGCGCTGACCGAACCCGACCGCTTCGACGAGTTCTGGAACACCTACGGCCACAAGAAGGACCGCGTTAACGCCGAGAAGAAGTGGAAGCTGGCCCTCAAGAAGCCCGGCGTGACCGCTGACCTTCTCATTGCCTGCGCCGCGGACTACGTCCTCTACGAGCGCACTCACAACGAGGGTGGCCGATACATCATGGGGCCGGCGAAGTGGCTGCTGAACGAGCGGTGGACTGACGAGCGACCAGCCCGACCAGCGCCCCAGTCGAACGCCCAAGCCTGGCTGCAGCTCGCGACCGAGACGGCGGATGCTGACCGGTCGAACGTGTCGCCCTTCCGCCAGATCGGAGGCGGTGCGTGAACGAAGAGAACAAGTTCCGCGCTCAGTACGAGCGGGCAAAGGCTCGGCTGGCCGCTCTTCCGCCGCACGCCCGCCCCATCCTCACTCGCTCATTCTTCGATTCACCCGCACCTCCGACTGGCTGCCACTGCGGTCACCCTGGCTCGGGGTGTGATTGCCGATGAGCCCGACCGAGATCACCGCGCTCCTCGCCATCTGCGCATCCGCCGACAACCGGAAGCCCAACCCCGAGATGGTCCAGTTCTGGACCGCCGCGCTCGGCGACCTCGACTTCCACCCGTGCCGTGACGCTGTGGTCGCGCACTACCAGGACTCGACGGACTGGATCATGCCTGCGCACATCCGCGGCCGGGTCCGACGTGCGCGGGCTGCTGCGATCAGCCACGACGAGGCGCTCGAGTTGCCGCCCCACGACCCCGACGACACGGCACTGCATGTCCAGTTGTTGACCCAGTCCCGACAGCGAGCCGTCTACCAGCCGCCCGCAGCGCACAGGGCGGTCGGCGAGATGAACCGCGCCGAACGTGACGCCGAAGCCAAGGCCGCGTTGGCGCGCATCACCGTCCGAGCTCGCGAACTCCGTGCCGAGTTGAACGCAGGTCGCGCCGAGTTCAAGGCCACCGTCAAGCCCGCACCCGAGCCGCTGTTACGCCCCGAGGACCACTCGCGGGAGCCCGCCCCGATCGTCCCGTCCGACCCGACCCCCGAAACCGAGGGAACACCATGACCGCGCACGCCGAAGCCGCCCGGAAGATCGAAGCCAAGGCACTCCGAGACGCAGCTGCCGACCTGCTGCACGAAACGCACGCGACAGCCCACAAGCGGGTCTGCGACAACCAGTACCGCAGCGACAAGACATCCGCCCATGACGCTCTCGACGTCGCAACCGAGTGGCTGCTTGCCCGCGCCGACGCACTCGACTCGGAGGTGGCTCGGTGACCGCGGACGTCGACCTCGACACACTCACCCGACTCGCCCAAGCAGTCCTGGGCACGGGGCACTGGGAAGCCCGGCCGGCAACCGACGGAGACCCCGCAGACGGGCCGACCATGATGCGGGTTGAGTCCGAGCACGCGGGAGTGATCGCAGACTTCGGATACGACTCGTTGGAAGGTCCGATCGCGGACTTCATCGGCGAGACCGGCCCGGACGTGGTCCTCGCGTTGGTTGAGCGGGTCCGCGCCGCCGAAGCAGCCGTCGAGCGAGTCCGCGCGCTGGGGACGGGATGGCGAGACGCGGACGGCGAAACGGTCGACGCATCCGGCCTCACCATGCTCGTCGCCGCCAACAACCACGGACGCATGCTCCTGAGTGCGCTAGACGGCTCACGAGCGTCCACGAGCGCCCGAGTGGACCCGGAGTCCACCGACGATCCGAACGGCCCGCAGAACGCCGCAAATGAGGGGGACGCATGACCGAGCACATCCCGTCCGAATCCGCCGCCTACACGCTGCGCCTGATCGCGGCCGAACTCATCACCGAAGCCACCACGCGCGGCGACCTCTGTCACGACACCGTGGCATGGGCGGCCGGTCGGATGATGCAACGAGCCAGTGATGCGGATGCACGCAGACAGGCGGTGGCGCGATGACCGAGCAGCCCGACATCCACGACCTCTACCGAGCACTCACCCGCACCACCACCCACCGCGAGCGCTACACCAGCCACATCGGCGGCACCGAAATCATCAAGCACCACATCAGCTCCGTCCCCGCACTGATCCTCCAGTTGTGCGAGGCCACCCCGTCCGGCTCAGGTGAGATGACCGGCTCCGAAGCCGGCAAGTCCCGCCCAGCAGCCCGCATCGAAGCCATCGACACCCTCATCCTCATCGACATCGAAGCATCCGCCTGGCTCCGCAAACTCGGCCTCGACGACCCCGGCAACACCATCGACGCAGCCGGTAACACCAAAGCAGCATCCGGGACCATCGCCTGCCTCAACGCACTCCACGCAGCCCACGCCAGCCTCAAGGAATGTGAGCGACCAAGACCCAGGCGCGGAGACCACGGCTACTGCTGCACCGCCCACCACATCGAAGCCGACACAACCCGCTGGTGGCACTCCTGCCGCATCATCACCGGTTACGACACACCCTCCTGGCGACCCGACAACACCTGCCCCGTCTGCGAAGTCCGCCGCTCATTGCGCATCAACCTCGCCACCCACAGCGCCCTCTGCGTCGAATGCCGCACCCTCTGGCCCCCCGACGAGATCGGACTACTCGCCGAGTACATCCGCTGGGAGAACGCCGACACCGAAGACACCGACAACCACGGAGGCGAAGCAGCATGACCCGCAGCCTGCGCACATTCGAACGTCAAGCGCGAAAGCGCTACGCCCACATGAGGCCGGGCCGCTCATGCTGGGACAAGCGCTGCCTATCGTGCCTATGGAAGCGACTCACCGGAGGGCACAAGCGTGACCTGAAGCGAAACCAGCGGGACTACGACCAGGCAATGAAGACCACCCCAGTGACAGTCATGTCCCGAGACGACAACGGGCGTTGGCGAATGACCCACTCGCTGGAACCACACTGCCGCTGCATCTGCGGCGCCGAACACGACGCACGAGGAACCGGTGAGTCAGGCTTCGACTGGTACGCCCGCCACCTCGACGAGGTGAAAGCCAAGTGACCTGCGTGCGTAACCGCCGTAGCCGTGGTTAAATTAGCCCGACAGGTTCTGCACGCCCTGAACCGTCCCAACTCAACAGCACCACCGCCGGAGCAAGAGCGCAGGGCTCACACCTCCGACACCGCCACCAGCCCCGAACCCTCACAGGTCCGGGGCTGTTGTGCATCCACCTCGGGAACGACCGGGCCGCTGGGGCCAACGGCTACGAGAAGCGGCGACCCCGTGCCAACCGACGCACGCCAGCGCGCACGACGCGCGCCGGTTGGTTCACGGACACCAGGAGGCGGCCATGACCATGAGCATCCGCGTCACCGACGACACCACGCCCGCCGAACTGGCCGAAACGCTATCCCTGCTCAACGACAACGCCAAGCGCATCCACCGACGCGGCTACATCGGCACCCACTCCCCCGACTACGACCGCGCCCACGGACGCATCGACGCCGTCCTTGACGAGTACCTCGCACTCACAGGAGGCTGACAATGGGACTCACACTCCTCGCCCCCCTCGCGAACCTCACCGACATGGCAGCCGATCTCGCCCACATCAAGACCCTCGCCGAAGCCGCAGACGCCAAGGCAGTCAACGCCCGGACCATGGTGCTCAACCGCGACAGTAAGCTCGACCAGGCCAGCACCGACGCAGCCACAGCCAAGGCCGACTACACGACACTCAGCGCCCTCGCAGCCACCGTCGAGACCCGCACCAAGACCAGCGAAGACGACCGCGCCGCACTCCACGCCCAGCTCAACGAACTCGCCGCACGCCGATCCGCAGACAACCTCGCCATCGGAGCCAGGCCAGTCACCGCGCTCGTCCTCAACGGCAACACCACCATCACCATCCCCCTCTCGCGGACCATGCCCAACGACCAGTACCAAGTCGCCTTCGCACACTCCGCGGTCGCCGCCCTCTCGAGCGTGACATTCACCAACGTCGTGAAGACGACGACCACCGTCACGGTCAAGATCAACAGCGTCGGCCTCGCCATCGTCGCCGGCACACTCATCTGCGTGGCCTGGTAGCCATGGCCGACGTCACCGTAGGGCCAGGCGAAGTCAGCAGCGGCCGACTCACACTCGCCGCCAACACCGTCATCACCGTCGCGTTCACCGACAACATCGGCGCCGTCCAGCTCACCACCGACGGAACCGCGCCCGTCTACTACACAGTCGACGGGCGCACCCCCACCGTTGACTCGCGCATCGCCTACGAGATCCCCGCAGCTGGCGTCGGCATCGCCACCAACGAAACCGCCAACACCCCCGGTAACGGCGACATCATCAAGCTCATCAGCGCCGGCACGCCTACCGTCCGAGTCGAACGCGCGTGAAGGTCTGCTCCATCCCCGGCTGCCCCAAACTGCAGTCCGAGAGCAAGTGCCCGACACACCGACGCGAACACGAACGAGCTCGAGGTACGCGTCAGCAACGCGGTTACGACGCCAACCACGACGCGCTCCGCAAACAGTGGGCGCCGCTCGTAGCCACCGGCAACGTCAAGTGCTGGCGCTGCAAGACCTACATCCCCACCGAAGCGGCATGGGACCTAGGCCACGTAGACGAAGACCGATCTCGCTACCGCGGCCCCGAGTGCGTCCCCTGCTCGCGCGCTACCGCCGGCCGCAACTAACTAACTCAACAGAGAACAAGCAGCCCCCGCGACGTCTCACCGTCCGGGGGCCTGGCCAACCCGGACTGGGGGCTGACATGACCAAGCGTATCTGCGACGAGCCCGAATGCGAACGACCCCACCTTGCCAAGGGGTTGTGTCGGATGCACTACCGCCGCGCAAACCCCACTGCCAAGAACAATGCAGTCACCTGCCCCACCTGCGGCACGGTCACCATGAAGCGCGACAAAGACCGCCGGTTCTGCTCACTCGTCTGCCGCGACATCTGGCGCATCGATCAGCCCAACGATCCGATGTACCGCAAGACAGCCCGCGGCGTACCGGGCAAACGGATCTGTCGGCTACCCGCCGACCATCCAGCCATGTGGGCCGGGCGGTCCACGCCCGTCACCTTCGGCCCTTGCGGTTGGTGCGGCGCGACAACATGTCGAGGCCAAGCAGGACTGCGGGCCTACTGCACCCCCAGTTGCAGACGCAAGGCGCGGACACAACGCCGCCGAGCTCGAGAGCAACACGACTACCGAACCTGGTGCTGGTCAGACTTCATGCACATCGCCCGTCGGTTCAACTACCGATGCGCGTACTGCAACACCAAGCCCGACCACCAACTACAGCCCGACCACGTGATCGCCCTTAGCAAAAGCGGACCCAACTCGGTCAACAACCTCTTGCCCTCCTGCTTGTCATGCAACGCGAGCAAGTCTGACCTCTCGCTTGATGAATGGGACGCGAGACGAGAGCGACTCAACCTTCCTCCTCGCATCACCACATGGGCGTCCGAAGACAGCCGCTACTACCACCTCACGGCACCCCAGATCGCGGTCGCTGCATAACTATGCGGCGCATACACCCAGGGGGCTCGCCCTGGGGGCGGGGTCAGCCACACGAGGACCGCGGGAAAGGTAAACATTCCCGTGTACGGGTTCCCAGGCTGACATAACCACCCGCCCAGCAGCTCCGGCTGCATGCCTGCTGCATAACCATGCACGGCGAGATGCCGCGTGTGTCCGCGACTCCGAGATGGAGGAAGCGATGCCCGGACCTGCTCCGAAGCCCGCTGACCAAGTGCGTCGTCGTAATGCGCCGGCCGCCAACACCGTGAAGCTGCCGCCTGAGGGGCGTGCTGGTGATGCGCCCGCGTGGCCGCTCGCTGGTGACGCGCCTGAGACGTGGGTCGAACTGTGGGCCACTCCGCAGGCTGCGGCGTGGGAGCGGCTTGGTTGGACTCGGGTGGTCGCTCGGTACGTCCACATCCTCGAGCTCTGCGAGCAGCCGGAGTCGATGACTGCGGCTTTGCTCTCTGAGGCTCGGCAGATGGAGGACCGGCTCGGCCTGACGCCGATGTCGATGCTTCGTCTGCGGTGGGAGATTGCTGCTGACGAGGTTGCTGAGAAGCGCGTCGAGAAGACGGCGTCGAAGACGAAGGCGCGTCGCCGCTTGAAGGTGGCCGACAATGCCGTGGCGGGGTCCTGAGTACGACGGCGAGTTCCCGACGCTCGGTTGGGATGTCGGCGAGTGGATCGAAGAGCACTGTGTGGTGCCGGATCGTGAGCATGGCGGTCAGCCGTACAAGCTGACGGACGAGATGTGGACGTTCCTGGCCCATCACTACCGGCTGAACCCTGCTGCTCGTGTCGGGCAGCTCGCTACGGCGTTCGCGTATCGGCGTTCGATCCTGGTTCGTCCTCAGAAGTGGGGCAAGGGTCCGTTGACGGCGGCGATCATCTGCGCTGAGGCTCTGGGTCCTGTGGTGTTCGACGGTTTCGACGACGACGGTGACCCTGTTGGTCGGCCTCAGTCGACGCCTCGCATCCAGATCGCGGCTACAACGGATGACCAGACCGACAATGTCTATGGTCACCTGTTGCCGATGATCCAGCGGGGTCCGCTGGCCGATCTGATCCCGGATGCTGGCGTGACTCGGATCAACTTGCCGTATGGCGGGTGGGTCGAGCCGGTTACGAGCAAGGCGACGTCGCGTCTGGGTCAGCCGATCACGTTGGCGATCCAGGACGAGACGGGGATTTGGACGAAGACCAACGGTGGCCATGCGCTCGCGCGCACTCAGCGCCGCGGCCTCGCTGGCATGTCTGGCCGGTCCATTGAAACCACGAACGCGTGGAACCCAGCCGAGCTTTCGGTGGCACAGATGGGGTTCGAGTCGAAGGTCGCCGACATCTACAAGGACTATCGGCAGTCTCCGGCAACTCTGTCGTACAAGAACAAGGCTGACCGCCGCCGCATCCACAAGATCGTGTACGGAGACTCCTGGTGGGTCGACTTGGACGCGATCGAGGCCGAGGCGGCTGAGATCCTCGAGACCGATCCGGCGGACGCTGAGCGGTTCTTCGGGAACCGCGTTGTGGCCGGGTCTGACGCGTGGCTGCCGGCGGGCCTGTGGGAGAGGGCGTACCGCGGTGACTTGGCTCCCCAATCCGCCTGACGGGACGGCGATCTGCCTGGGCATGGACGGCTCGGATGTCGACGACTGGACGGCGATCCGCGCCGAGACCGTCGACGGCTTTCAATTCACGCCGCGTGTCCTCGGCGGGCGTCCGTCGATCTGGAACCCGGCCGAGCACTACGACCACCGGATCCCCCGCGGCGATGTAAACGCGGCGATGGACGAGATCTTCGGCCGGTTCAAGGTGGAGCGGCTGTACTACGACCCGCCGTACTGGACCACCGAAGGCGAGCTGTGGGCGCTGAACCACGGCGAGAAGCACGTGATCGCCTGGGAGACGCGCCGCACCACTCAGATGCACCATGCGCTCGAGCGGTTCGTGATCGACCTGGGCAGCAATGCGATCACTCACGACGGTTGCCCGGACACGACCAGTCACATCGCTTCCGCGGTCAAGAAGTTCCGTGGACGCGACCAGTACGGGCTGGCGAAGGCGTCGCGGCTACAGAAGATCGACGCGGCCGTGACCAGTGTCTTGGCCCATGAGGCTGCCTCGGATGCTCGAGCTGCCGGTTGGGGTGTGCCCACGAAGCCCCGCAAGAACGCCCGCATGATCGTCATTCGTTGAGAGGGGAGCCGCCGTGAAGTTGAGCGACCTCTCTGACGAGCAGTGGTTTCAGCGGCTTTCTGCCCGTCGGAATGCTCAGGCGGCGGCGATCCGTCAGTGGTGGCAGTACTACGACGGTGAGCAGCCGTTGTACTACCTGCTGCGGATTCTGTCGGAGCAGGACGACAGGTTCTCTGCGCTGACGATCAACTGGTGCGAGAAGTTCATCGACGCCATCGACCGGCGGTGTTTCGTTGAGGGGTTCATCCTCGGCGACAGTGACACCCCCGACGATGCGCTGTGGGGGACGTGGCAGCGCAACGACATGGCCGAGTTCCAGTCGGAGAACAACATCGCGTCGCTGGTGACAAGCAACTCGTACATGATGGTCGGCCCCTCGGATGAGGGTGCGTTGGTGACGGTGGAGTCGCCGGATTCAATGGCCGTCGAGGTAGATCCCCTGACTCGTCGCACGGTTGCGGCGCTCAAGTTCTACAAGTCGGACTCCGAAGCGCTGCTGGACGACCGGGCGGTACTCAGTCTTCCCGGTCGGCTGGTGGAGTTTGAGAAGGGCAAGCCGGTCGGGTCGACGAAGCAGGAGTGGATGACTGCTGCCGCCCGCCTGCAGTCGTCTCCCGAGGTGCCGGTCGTGCAGTTCCCGAACCGTCAGCGTCAGCGCGTCGGGCGTAGCGAGCTGCGGACGTTGCAGCCGCTCGTGGATGCCGCGAACTTCACGGCGACTTCGATGATGGCGTCGGTTCTGCACCACGCGATGCCGCGGATGTTGGCGATCAACGTGGCCGAGTCGTTGTTCATGAATGACGACGGGTCGGTGAATCGTGAGGCCGTGAAGTCGGCGACTGGCGCTCTGTGGATCGTGCCGGCCGAGACCGACGACAACGGCAACGTGCCTGACAACGCCCCGGTCCCGGACGTGAAGCAGCTTCCTGCGTCGGAGCTCCGAAACTTCCACGAGACCTTGTCGACGCTAGCCCGAATCGGCGGTGGCCTGTGTGACATCCCGCCCCACGAACTCGGGTTCGGCGTGTCGGACAACCCCGCCTCGGCGGACGGCATCCGCGCCTCGGAAAGCGGAATGGTCGCCCGTGTCGAGCGCCTGCAGATCGCCCGCGGCAACGGCTACGAGCGGGTCATGCGACTCGCCATGGCTGTCGAGGGCCGCGATCCAGCCACCGCGTCAGGGCTCGAGACGGTGTGGCGCAACCCCGCCACTCCCACGCAGGCCGCGAAGGCCGACGCCGCGGTGAAGATGTACGGCGCCGGCCTGTCGGATCTTCGACAGGCGCGCGTCGACTACGGCTACTCGATGACGACGATCCAGTCGATGGAGAAGCGCGAGGCGTCTGACCCTGCGATCGACGCTGCCGTGGCTGCACTGGACGCCGAACGTGCCGCCCCGCGCAACGGTTGAGCAGGAGCGTGCTCAGCGTCGTCTAGCGCGCGTCGTTGACATGTCGGTGAAGCGGCTGTGGCGGCGGATGCGTGGCCGTAACTGGGAGCGGACGTGGCGAGACGACATTGGCCCGCAGATCGCGGGGTTGGTGACGTCGGGCCAGGCTGCTGCGGCGAACGCGTCGAGCAACTACATCGCGGACGTGCTCGATGAGTTCGGGATGCAGGTCGACGCGCCCACCGACTTCCTGCCGGACGGGTTCGCGGGCGTCACTGGCGGCGGTGTCGCTGTCGAGGACGCGGCGTACCAGGCTGTCATAAAGGCTGCTCAAGCGCAGTACCGGACGGACGTCGACTCTGGGGACCTGCTGACCACTGAGCGTGCCGTGCAGGCTGGCGAGAACTTCCTGGCCGAGTTGACCGCGAGCATGATGGCGGATGCGATGCGGGCGGCCGAAGAGGTCGCCATGGCGCAGCGGCCGTGGGTCGACGGGTATGTCCGGATCGTTGAGCCGGGCGCCTGCTCGAGGTGCATCATCTTGGCGGGCAAGTTCTTCCTCTTCAACGACGGTTTCCTCCGGCACCCACGGTGTCGCTGCAACCACGCACCCGCCCCATCCGACCCGAACCGTCTTCGTGACCTGATCGCGGCTGAGTCTCCTGAGCGGCTCTTTGAGTCGCTGTCGGAGGCCGAGCAGGACCGGATCTTCACCCGCGCTGGCGCCGAGGCGATCCGTGAGGGCGCTGACATGGGCCGGGTCGTGAATGCCCGAAAGGGGATGAGGCGAGCGCAGGTGTACGGCAAGGACGTGCTGATCACGTCTGCCGGCATCGCCGAGTCGCGTCGCGACCGAAAGCGCCGGCCTGTGCGGTTGATGCCGGAAGCGATCTTCCAGATCGCCGGCGGCGACCGCGACGAGGTACTCCGGCTGCTGCGAGTCCACGGCTACATCACGTAGCCGCCCACCTGCCACCGACGACGAGAGGTTGTCGGCCCATCTCCGAGACGGAGTGATCGACCATGCCCGACCCCGCTACTCCCCCGGCAGCCACGCCACCGAACGCCGCCCCCGCAACGCCGCCCGAGACGGGCAAGGCGCCGCCGTGGGGTGACAAGCCAGAGAACTTCAACGCCGACAAGGCGTGGGAGCTGATCCAGAACCTCCGCAACGAGAAGGGCGGCGACTCGTCGCTCAAGACGGAGCTCGAGCAGCTCCGCACAGCCCAGACCCAGCAGCGTGACGCTCTCGCTGCGGCGCTCGGGGTGAAGCCGGAAGAGACGTCGGACACCGACAAGCTCGCCCAGCAGATCGAGGGCCTCCGCGGTCAGATCGTCGCGTCTGAGAAGCGCGCTCTGGCGGTCGAGTTCAAGGTCCCCGAGGCCATGCTCACCGCCACCGACGCCAACGCACTCCGCGATCAGGCCAAGAGCCTCGCCGAGTTCGCTGAGGCTGCCCACTACGCAGCACTGACCGCGCAGCCCGCCCCGCCGCCGCCCGCCTTTCAGGCGAACCCCGGCCAGGGCCAGGGCAACGCACCCCAGTCTCCGGAGGCGCAGGCCGCCGCCGAGTACGAGAAGTACTACCCCAGCAAGTAACCCGAGCACCGAGATGGCGCTCTCCGCACGACTCCACTCCACACTCATAGAGAGGGCCATCTGATGCCCGAGTACCTCCCGATCACCAAGCCTGGCCAGGCTGAGACTGGCAAGGCGTCCGGTGTTGTCACTGGCGGCCGGCTCGTCGCAGTCTCCGGCAATGGCACCATCGCCACCGCTGGCGCCGCCTCGACCGCCGTCGTCGGCGTCGCCGCGTTCGACGGCGTCCTCAACGACGACGTCAACTACTACTCCGGCGGGACGCAGCTCTGCGTCGCGTCCGGTTCGATCACCGCGGGCAGCCCCGTCATCGCGGGCGCGGGCGGCACTGTCGTCGCGTCCGCCACCCCGCCCGCCGGTCAGCAGGTCGGCGTCGCCAAGACCACCGCAGCGGACGCCGCAACTGTCCGCATCGCGTGGACCCGCTGAGAGCCTGAGGAGACAACATGCCTACCTACCCGCCCGCGGCTCCGACCTACTCGGACCCGAACCTCACCGCCTCGCGGTTCCTGCAGAGCCCCACGTTCGTGGCGCGACGCATCCAGGATCTCGGCGAGCTCCGCTACGTCGGCACCCTGCTGCTTAGTGGCCGCCAGGACACCACTGGTGGCGCTGTCGGCTACGAGACCGTCGAGGGAATGTTCGCGGACAAGACCCCCGAGGTCGTCGCTCCCGGCTCTGAGTACACGATGACCACCGTCGGTGACGGCCCTGGTGGACTGGCCCGCGTGGTCAAGTCCGGACAGGACACCATTGTTACCGACGAGGCCATCAAGCGCCGCAACATGGACCCCGTCGAGAAGGGCATCCGCAAGCTCGTCAACTCGCAGGGTCGCGCGATCGACGGTTCGGTCATTTCGCTGATCGCTTCCGCCGTCACCGCCTCCGGCGCCGCGACCGCCGCCTGGTCCGCCGCTTCGGGCACCGCGATCCTGCGGGACGTCCTCAAGGCGAAGGCCGCTATCGCGAGCCAGAACCTCGGCTACGAGCCGAACGTTCTGCTCGTCGATGACCTCACCGCCGCGTACCTCGCGTCGGACCCGGTCGTCTCGGCTGCCATGGCCCGCGAGGACCGAGCGAACGCCGTCTACTCCGGTCGCTTCCCGATGATCGCCGGCCTGTCCGTCGTCACCGCCCCGACCGCCAACCTCCCCGGCGGCGTCGGCACGAAGGCGTGGGTGCTGGACACCAACCAGCTCGGCTTCATCGCCACCGAGGATCTCGGCGGCGGCTACCAGCAGGCTGGCGACCTCGTGCAGTCCAAGGTCATGCGTCTCGACGAGAACGACGCGTGGCGCCTGCGCGCCCGCGCGAACTTCGCCCCTGTCGTCACCGACCCGCTGGCCGGTTACGCCATCACGGGTGTCGCCTGATGCCCCCGGCGAAGAAGGCCAAGGGCCTCAAGGTCACCGCGCCGCTGGTGCAGGTCGACATCGCCGGCCGTTCGAGCCAGTTCTACCGAGGCGACATCCTCCCCGAGGGCGTGTCGGACGAGTCGCTCGAGCACCTCAAGGGCCTGGGTTACGTCGACGAGGTCGACGCTCCCGAGTCTGACGACAAGTAGCACCGAGAGAAGGTGGGGCGGCCGTGATCGTGACACGCGAAGACGTGGAAGTGAGTCTCGGCCGCTCCATCGACTCCGATTTTGAACGTGCCCAGGTCGACTGGTGGATCCAGAGCGCTGAGCTGCAGATCAGGACGCGGCTCGGGGATCTGGCTCTGCTGGATCAGGACGTGCTGATGTTCGTGGTGGTTGAGGCTGTGGCCGCGAAGGCGTCCAACCCTGAGGGGATGCAGTCGGAGACCATCGATGACTACACGTACCGGTTGCCGGCGGAGACGCGGCGGGTGACGATCCTGCCTGAGTGGTGGGACATGTTGAGCCCTCGGCGTCGTCGTAGCCGTGCGTATTCGGTGCAGCCGTCGTGACCGCGGTTGTTGCGGTTCGTGCGGGTCGTCGTCGCGCGGAGTCGCTGATGCTGGACACGTTCGTTGCTTACGCCCCCGGCGGCAAGTCGACTGACGCGGATGGCATGGAGGCGACGGGTTATGTGGCGCAGGGTGTGACGCGCGGCAAGATCCAGGGCGGCTCGGCGGCCACTGCTGACGTCGGGGTTGTTGAGGTGACTGTGGGTGGCGTTAAGCGTCCGCTGGTCCGTGGCGGCCTGCACATCCCGGCGGACGCTCCTGCGCCTGTTCACGGTGACCTGGGTAGGGCGTGGGAGTACGAGCTGACTGCGCTTGGTCCGTCGACGCCGGCTGATCTGTTGGGGTCGCGGTGGCTGGTTGTGAGTAGTGAGCCGAAGTCGACGATGACGGCCCGCCGCATGGACGTGGTGAGGCTGCGGTGAGGGTCTCGATGCGCGGCCTCGACAACCTCCGCGGCGACATGCTCGGCATCCCGGCAAAGTCCGCGCGGATGAGTGTGCAGATGTTGCAGGGGAACGCCATCCGAGGCAATCGGATCGCTCAGAACAACGCCCGCGCCTCGTCTGGTAAGCACGGCAAGCACTATCCCAACGCGTTTGAGGTAGAAGCCCTGGCGCCGCTGACGTGGGTCTACGGCCCGAACGCCGGCCGCCCCCAGGGCAACATGAGCTTCGAGTACGGCTCCCGTAACCAGCCGCCGCACCTTGACCTCAACCGGTCTGCTGACGTGATCGGGCCGAGCCTTGAGAAGGACGCCCGGAAGATGCTAGGTCGGTTGTTCTGGTGAGCGTCCAGACGACGTCTCGGAACGCGCACGCCGCGGCGATCCTCACGGTCTTGAACGCCCGCCTCGGTGCGATGGCGACCCCCCGCGCGGCCTTCGAGTACGACGATGCCCCGACGACCGGTGGTGACTACGTGCTCGTGTCGCTGTCGCGCATGTTCGGCGGCTCGGATCGTCTCGGCGGGTTGGCGAACACGATGTGGCGGGTCACAGTCCGTGCAGTCGGGTCTGTCACGAACGTCGGCGTGCTGCTCGATGTATGCACTCGCGCACTCGAGGAGTCGTCGATCACTGTCGGCGGGGTCGAGTCGACGGGGTTCCGGTTTGAGACCGAGACCGATGTTGAGCAGGACGACGACGACACCGCCCTCTACTCCGGGCTGCGGTCGTTTACCTACGCGTTCTAGGCGACTGATTCAAGCAGTCGATCACAGGTGACGCACAGCCGTCCGTGGAGTTCCCCGCCCAGCAGATCGGGCGATTCGACCTTGACCGTCGTCAGGTGGTTGCAACGCCCACGGACCCAGGTCGGCTCGGGGTCGCAGAAGCGACGCAATTCGATCCATTCCCAGTTCGGGTCGCGTTCCATGCCCCGATTCTACGCCCGCCAAGACCCATCCAACCTCGACCAGGAGGTCGATCTGCCATGCCTTTCCCCGAGTACGTCCGCGTCACCGACGAGGTCAAGCCCAAGCGGGAGTACAGCGTCGTCGCCTCCGCCGTCGACCCTGACGTCCACAAGGTGCTCGACAAGCCCGCCACCTACGCGGATGGCACCCCGCTCGAGCCGAAGTTCACCCCTGAGTCCCTGTCGAGCAACCGCGGCCAGTCGGCCGACACCACCAAGGAGAAGTAGACATGGCCGCTCCCATCCGCGTCCCCGCATCGAAGACGTTCCAGCGGGAGAAGGTCGTCTTCGCGTCGGCCATCGCCGCGTACCAGACCGCCCTGACCACAGCTGAGGCCACTGCGGCCGGCAACCTCGACATCTCGTGCTACCTGATGTCGACGTGGGGTCGCCCGACGCAGAACACGAACCGGGTGACGCTGAACCGGCGCCTGTGTGACGGCGCCCAGTACGAGCAGATCGGCATCACGACCTACACGGGCGGCGACCTGCAGTACGCGGTGTCTCCGCAGGCTGCTGCTGCGTCGGACGGCAAGAAGGCGTTCGAGAAGTTCCCTGAGGGCACGACGGGGTTCTTTATCCAGCGGCTCTCGGTCGCGGTGAACACCGACCTGGCGTCGGGGCAGTTCGTGAACATTTTCCCGGTCGAGTTCGGTCCCGGGATGATCACCGTTTCTGGTGACGACGAGGCATCTGAGGCCGTGGTGATGCAGTCGTTCGCGATCACTGCGCCGCCGAAGTTCTCGCTGGCGATCACCTGATAGTCGGCCCGGTCGGGGGTGGGTTCGACAGCCTCCCTCGGCCGGGTCTTCAACCGCCGTTGCGGTTGGAACTCATTCACTGTCGACCTGTCGAAGGAGTTAGTCATGCAGCACCCCAAGGAAGTCGCCTCGGGCGACTTGATCGAGGCACTGACACCACTCGGCGAACTGCTCGGGTTTGATCCGAACGACCTCGATGCTGACGACCGCGGATTGCGTCTCGACCAGGGCTTCATCGAGTTCACAACCGTTTCTCCGTCGGTCACCGTCTGCATCCCCGTCCGCGTGGCGCCGAAGAAGCACACGGTGACTTTCGATGAGGCGTTGGCGGTAAACGCCGCAAAGATCCAGGAGCTACAGGGGCGCCTAGAGGAACTGGCGGACAGCATCTCTAAGCGAATCGGCAACAGCAGGAAGCGACGGTGGCTTCGATGAGTAACACCGTCAGGGTGCAGCGTCGCACCGAGACCGTCCCGATCTACCAGGGCGACGACGCAGCCCGCATTGAAGAGTTGGGTCGCGCCGTCAACGAGGCCACCACCACCGTAGGTGCGCCCGGCCGGCTCAATGACCCCTCCCCCGCCCAGGCCGCAGCTGACGAACTCGACGACTTCCTGCAGGACGCGCTCACCCGCGCCGTCATCATCAACCTGCAGTCCCTCGGTGGACGCGCCTGGCGGAATCTCCTCGTCGAGCACGCTGCCCGCGAAGACAACGATGACGACAAGCACTTCGGGTTCAACGCCGAGTCCATCGTCCTGCCGCTGCTGTCGCACTGGGAGACGAAGACCAACGGCGCGATCGAGCGGACCGTCACCAACGAAGAGTTCGCGAACCGTGACGACCTCACCGAGTTCCTTGAGGATCTGAACGCGGGTGAGCTCGACAACCTTGCGGGCGTCGCGTTCCGGCTCAACCTGACGGGAAGTCCCAACCCAAAAGTCTCCACGCGGTCGCTGATCGACCAGACATACGCCGAGACATTGCGGCGGCGCGCCGCGGAGGACTGACCCTCCCCCAGTTCGACGCGCTCGACGAGGACTACCGCGACTTCATCCGTGCGGACTACGACCTCGATCAGGAGCGCTGCAAGTGCGGTCGGCTCCGGTCGGAGTGTTCCGACATGGACCGCGACCATCAGTGGTTCTCCGGTCTAATCCTGTGCAGGTCGCAGATGGAGACCGAGGCGGCGACCCGGATCTGGCGGGAGAGGCACGAAAGGGAACCGTTCCACGACGGGACGTTTCAGAACTGGTCCGCGGAGTTCTCCGAGGCCACTCCGTACCGGTTCGACGACGGCGCGCAGGTGATCGCTACGCCCATCGACATCGGGCTAGGCGAGAACTTCGTGAACCCGCTCGGCATCCAAGACAACAGCGACGAAGGTGGTGGTCCGGATGGCAGTCCGTCGTGAGTCCGTCGAACTGTCCCTGACCGGCAACTTCACCGCCGAGGTCACCCAGGCCGCGGGTGCCGTGGCCCTGCTGCACGCCCAGGTCAACGCGCTCAACGGGCAGAACATCCGGATCAGCACGAACGTCAACAGCCAGATGGCGTCGATGTCGCGGCAGGCTGACGCGACCGGCGGATCCATCAACCAGCTCACGGGCCGGCTCGGTCTGTTCGCTGATGCTGCGTTGATCCTCGGTCCTGGCCTCATCCCGATCGCTGCCGCTGGCGGCGTCGCGATCATGGGTCTCGTCAACGCTGCGGGCGCGCTCGCCACGGTTGGCGCGTCGGCGGTCGTCGCGTTCCAGGGGCTCGGGGACGCGGTGAAGGCGGTCGACGAGTACCAGTTGGAGCCGACTGCCGCGAACCTCGAGAAGGCCGAAGAGGCGATGGCGCACCTTGCGCCGGCTGCCCGTGAGTTCGTGATGGCGTTCCAGGAGTTCCAGCCGGTCCTGACCGGCATCCGTGACGCCGCGGCTGAGGGATGGTTCCCCGGACTCACCGACAGCCTCGACGACTTTGAGCGGATCGCCCCACTGGTCGAGAGGATCTTCCGTCGCTCGGGCATGGCCGGTGGCGACATCGTCTCCGACGTCGCCGAGTCGCTGGACTCGAGCCGGTGGCGCCCCTTCATGCGGTTCATCGGCGAAGAGGCCCCGACGGCGATGCATTCGCTGGCGACCATCATGGGCGACCTGACCCACGGTGTTGCCGAGATGTGGATGTCGTTCGATCCCGGTAACGACGCGTTCCTGGGCTGGCTCGGTGACGTGGCCGACGGGTTCGACAAGTGGGCGTCGTCGGCTGAGGGTCGCGAAGACATCGAGGGCTTCCTGGCCTACGCGCGCGAGAACGGCCCCGAGGTCGCCGAGCTGTTCACATCGCTCGTTGGTGCGCTGTCGTCCATTGTGCAGGCCGCTGCTCCGTTGGGCGGTCCGGTGCTGCAAGGGCTGACGGCTGTCGCGGACGTCATCAAGGCAATCGCCGATTCGGACATGGCGACTCCACTGCTGGCTGCCATCGCGGCGATGCGGGTCTACGCGCGTGTTGCGGCGCTCGCCACTGGCGTGCAGGTCCGGTTCGCGGCGGCACAGACGACGTCGGCTGCCGCATCGACCACCGCAGCGTCGGCTGCTGCTCGAGCCGCTGCGGTCCAGCGTGCGGGGCTGAGCGGCACGGCTCTGGGTTCGGCGCTGTATGCCCCCCGTCCGGGCGCGCGTCCCCCGTCGCGTCTGGGTGCGGTTGCCGGCGCGATGGGTCCGACCGCCGTCATCCTCGCCACCGCCTACGCCGTGAGCAAGGCTGCTGCCGCCAACAACGAGTTCGTCGCATCCGCCGACGCCATGTCGGCGTCAATCGACGCTATGGACTTCGCTTCGTTCGCATCTGGCCTCGAGAAGGCTCGCGAGGAGCAGGAGAAGCTGGCTCAGCGGTTCTCGACCGACAAGAGTGGTTGGGACGAGCTCGCGCAGGGCCTTGACCCCGGCTACTGGAAGAATTCGATCGAGGACGTCTTCGGCAAGAGTGATGTCGAGGAAAGTGCTGAGGCGCTGGCGCTGCTTGAGGCTCGGGCCCTGTCGGCCCAGGAGGCTGCGGCCGGCCTCGGTGAGGCAATGGGCCTGACAATCGGCCCGCTCGACGGGTCGGCGAAGTCGGTCGCCGAACTCGAGTCCGTGGTGGCTCGCGCTCAGCCGGCGATGGACGCGCTCGGGATCACGATGCAGGAACTCGCTGCGGCCCAATCTCGTAAGGATGGTCCGGGTTCGACGGGTCTGCTTGGTGCTGCGGCTCAGTCGCTCGAGGACATCGGCGCCGCGGATTCGGTTGAGGAGTTGCAGGCGGCGATCGCCCGGCAGTCCGAGTACATGGACTCTGCGGCGGGTCGGTCGGACAACTACGCGGCGGCGCTGCGTGAGCTCGCCGTCGGGGCTGGCACTGCTGCTGAGCAGGCCGACAACCTCTCTGCTGCTCTTGACGCGCTGCTCGACCCGAACCTCGACGCACAGGAGGCGACGGACAACTACATCCTCGCCCTCCGCGAACTCCGCAAGGAGTTGAACGCCAACGCCGGGTTCCAGGGCGACGGCACGAAGACCATCGAGAACCGCCAGGCCGCACGCGACTACGTCGACACGGTCAAGGAGCGGTTGGTGGCGATGGCGAACGCCAACGCCACTGAGCGCGAGATGGCTGCTGCGGTCCGGGACTCGCGGCGCGAGTTCATCGGCGCGGCCGAGGCTGCGGGGATCAACGCTGACCAGATTCAGTGGATGGTCAAGCAGATGGGTCTGACGCCGAAGCTGGTGCGGACCACTTTCAAGGCACTCGGGATCGACGCGACCGACCTGGCCGTGCGGACGTTGAACTCGGCGATCAAGGACATGCCGAAGGACAAGCGGACCGCGTTCCGCGCCGAGGGCATCCCGAAGACGATGGCCGAGGTTGACCGGCTGGTCGCGAAGTACAAGCTGACCGAGGAGCAGCGGACCGCGCTGGTCACGCTGATCGACCAGGCGTCGGGCAAGGCTGCGTCGATCAAGTCGATGATCGCCTCCATTCAGGGCAAGACGGTCACGATCACGACGGTCCACCGCAACGTCGGTGGCACGAACCGGTCGTACCATTCGGGTGACCAGGCTGGGTATGCGTCTGGTGGGTTCACGGGTCGTGGCGGGAAGTATGAGCCGGCGGGGATCGTGCACCGCGGCGAGGTCGTGTTGCCGCAGGAGGTCGTGAAGCGCGACTGGTCTGCGCTGCGGTCGCGGTACGGCTACCTGCCTGGGTTCGCCACGGGTGGCGTGGTTGGTAGCGGAGCGTCGTTCCGCGATGCCGACGGTGGGATGCCTCTGCTGCGTGGCGCGGTCGACGACGTGGTCCTGAGCCTCGACGGGTTCTCCGGCGGGCTCCGTGGGTTGCGTGAGCGGCTCAAGGAGTCGCAGCGGGCTCTGCAGGCTGAGCAGTCGCAGCGGTCGAATGCGATGTCGTTGAAGTCGCAGGTGGGTGGCTCGCTGGCGGGTGACCTGTTCGGTAACGGGCTCGCTGGGTTCGACGTCGGCGTTGCGGCGAACGGCAATGACGCGAAGGCGATGCTGGCGGCTTTGGCGAAGGCGAAGAAGAAGGGTCTCGACGGGCCGCTGCTGAACCTTTTGGCGGCGTCGGGTGATCTGAACACGGTCCAGCAGTTCGCTGCCCTGTCGCGCGCCGAGATCGACAAGCGTGAGCGGCAGTACGGGTCGACCGTAAGTGCGCAGAACCAGTTGGGCGATTACGCGGTGCAGCAGCAGTTTGGTCAGTCGATCGACTCGATGAATAGGGAGATCCAGCGGTTGAACCAGACGATCCGGACCCTCGACAAGAAGATCGAGAAGGCCACCGAGCGTGGTTCTGAGCGCGGCACCCGTCAGGGGAACGGCGACAAGAACCGGAACACCCTGAGCATGAAGCGGGTCGGACGGTGACGTACCCCGACATCCGTCTAGTTGACGCTCCCGCCGCCACCGCTGCGACGCTGCTCGACTTCAACGACACCGCAGCCACGCCCTACAGGGACGTCGTTGACGACTTTTCGCCCGGCGCTCCCTCCCCCGACGGAGACCCCGACGCCATCGACCCCTTGTACGGGGAGCGGGAAGTGTCGTTCACCTTCCGGATCAAGGGCACGAAGCCGCAGGCCACGGCCCTGTTGTCGACGCTCGCCCGTCGGTTGCTGCTCGGGCCTGGGTGGCTGCGGTTCCAGCTGACCGAGTCCGACGAGGTGCGGTACTACCGGATCCTGCGGGCCAACCCTGGCGACGTGTCGATGGAGAACATCCAGACCACGTCGACCACGAAGGCCGAGTGGTGGATGTTGGCCGTGTCGCTGCCGTGCGAGCCGTTCTCCTACGGCGAGCGGACCGTCCTGTCGGCCATCACGATCAACAACGACCCCGCCGCGGGCACCAACCCCTGCCGGGCCGTGCTGCCCGCGATCCTGGGAGACGCCCCGGCACCGCTGCGGATCGCGATGAACCCCTCCAACGCGGCCGTCCTGTCCGGGTTCCGGCACATGTTCTCAGTGCTGTCGACGAACACGACGGTTCCGGGCCCGATCGTGTGGCAGGTCGGCGGGACTGATGGATGGACGGCGGGCACGGACACTGCCGCGTCGTCGGCGGACTCGGCGTCGTCGGGTGGGACGCGTCGTCTCGTGTCGTTCGCGACGGACGCGACGATGGCGACCCGCTTGTCGGGTTCTGCGCCCGCGTCGCTGCCGGCCGGGAAGTACAAGGTGCTGGTGCGGGTCGCGCGGACCGACACGTCCTCGACGTTCGCGATGCGGTTCGGTCAGTCGGTGGCGTTCTCGTACCGGTACGGCGACACCGCCGTAATGGACCGGGCTCCGTCGACCGCGAACGGTCACGCGACGTGGGTCGACCTGGGCGAGTTCCAGCACCCATTCGGCCACAACGCGCCCCGCGGCCAGGAAGGGTTCGCCGCAACCCCCGACGTGGCATTCCAAGCTCAGCGGCTCACGGGCGCCGGGTCGATGTCGGTCGACGCGTTCCTGCTCGTGCCCGTTGACAGCAACGACACCATCCAGTCCAAGACCCTGTTCGCGGAGTTCAACCTCTTCGGGATCGACGTCAACGGCGGCTACGGCGTGTTCGACGCCGACGAGGAAGCCGTGTGGGCGTTCAGCCAGTTCGGGGTCGCCGCGAACGGGACGGTGTCGGAGAGTGTCGGGAAGTTCCCGACTGCGATCCCTGGCGCGGTGAACACCCTGCACATGCTTCAGCAGGTCAACGCACGCCGGCCGTTCTTCAACGCTGACACCCCTGACCTCATCACCGCCTCGACGGTCCTGACCATCAGCTACCACCCGAGGTACCTCTGATGCGTGCGGCGCTGGGTGTGCGGATCAACGACGGCGTCTCGGATCGCCACGTGGGGGCCAAGGTCACGGGCCTGAAGTTCCGGAAGACCGCGCCGGGCGGGTTCCACTCGGCGTCCATGACGATCAACGTCCCGCGTGACACATTCACCGACCTTGGGCCGGCGGACCGTGTCTACGTGTACGGGCCGACGGGTCGCACTCTGTGGGAGGGGTTCCTCGACAACCCCGCCTCCACTGATGGACCGGGTGGGCAGTCGCTCGAGGTGTCCGCGATGGGGACATCGGTGATCGCGCAGGACCAGTCGAAGGCGCTGGTGTACATCGACCGCGACCTGGGCGGCTGGGTGCCCTACGCGGGGTCCGCTACGTCGGCGAACGCGACGACGTCGAACGACCCGACTGGCGGGCCTGGCGAGGGAGTGCTGACAGGGTTCAACCCCGGTCAGGCGATCGGCACCAACGCGGTCGCTCAGATGCGGTACGAGGCGTTCAACCGTGCCGGCTGGCTTGCCGGTGCGATCAACACTGACGCTCGCTCGGGGAAGGTCGACACCGGCTACCGCACTGAGCTCGCCTACTCCGGTCCGGGCGGGACGTTCGGGTTCGTCACCATCCTGTCCGGGACGGGCATCACGACGGTCCCTGCCAACGAGTCCCGGTTCGTCGGCGCGTCGATTGATGCGCTGTCGCTGCGGTTGAAGCGCACGGGCGGTGCCACCAACATCGCCGACGACGACACGTGGTCCTGGTTCACCAACATCTCCGTCGTCGGTGCGCGCCTCGACCGGTTCGGGACACTTCTCACAGGATCGGGTGGCCTCGTTTCCACGACCTACGTCCGTGCCGACTGGGTCGTCGAAGACCTCCTCGGCCGCAGTCTCACCGGCCTCATCGACTCGGTCCTGTCGAAGGTCGAGGCTGGGACGTACCAGATCGATCAGCTCGCATACCACGATGGCGCCACCGCGGGTCAGGTGTTCGACGACCTGACCATGTGGGAGCCGTCGATGCTGTGGGAGATCCTCGAGCACACTGGCCGCGGGTACCGGTTCAACTACCGCGCCTGGCCTACCGCTGCCCGCTATGAGGTGTCGGTGAAGGATGGCTACTCGGCCCCTGGATCCGACGTTGATCTGTGCAACCGGATTGTCGTCAAGTGGATCGACGAGAAGGGCAACTCCCGGGCCACCCCGGTCTATGCGTCGTCTGCGCCTGGCGTGGTGCCGCCGTGGATTCCTGCCGGCGCCGCCCCGACGGTGTTCGCTGGGTCGTTGCGGGCGCTCGAGGACGCTGGTCGGGCGAAGGACGCGGAGCCGGTGACCTTGCCTGAGGGTCGTGGGTCTGCTGCGAATGCTTTGCGGATCGGGCAGCAGGTGTTGGCGTCGAAGGCTGACCCGCCGAAGGCTGCGACTGTTGTGGTCCGCCGTCGCCTGTCCGACCTGACGCGTGGAGGCATGGTGATGCCTTACGAGATCGAGCCGGGACATCTGGTGCGGGTCCGGGAAACGGGTGACGTGCTGCCCCTGACTGAGGTCGAGTACGACGACGACGAGGGTTCGGCGACGTTGACGCTCGGGATCCCGACACTGTCGATCGAGCAGCGGGTCGCACGTCTCGACAAGGCCGCCTGATGGACGTCGTCGCCCAACCGGGCCGCGAGTTCACGTTCGGGTCGTTCGCCGACATCACCCCAATCACCGTCACCGCGATCGACTGGGCCGGCCCCGGCCGCCTGCGAGTCACGTTCAACGGCACCCTGACGATGGCCCAACAGGTCGCCGTCCAGCAACGCATCCTCTCCGCGACCGTCGCCGAGGAAGAGATGCGGATGAAGGCCGCCGGCTACCTCACCAAGCCCGGCGTCCCCACTGTCGACGAGACCCACCAGCAGATCCGCCGCCTCACCCGCCTTCTGTTGGGCGTGGACTCCAAGACCCTTCCCGGCTCCAACCCCTCACAGGACCGAGCCTGACAAATGGAAGCGGCCACCCCCAGGAGCGGGAGTGGCCTAGCCGCGCCGGCTCGGTAGGACGGGTCGACGCGGATGACACATAGAACCGCACCCGGTCGGCACCACGCCAGACCTTGAGCGCGAGGAGCCGCGACACATGGGGACCAAACACACTCTGCGAGCTCGAGAGTGATCGCCGACGTTCCACTACAGGTCATTCTGAATGGGACTGGCGTCGCTGGGCTGCTGGTGCTGCTGTTCTGGATGCTGTCGACGGGCCGCCTTGTGACCCGCCGAGAAGCTGAAGACATCCGCGCTGACCGTGACGTGTGGCGGAGTGCGGCGCTTGACCAGAAGGGCCTACTCACTCAGGTGCTCAGTGGGCAGGAGACCACTAACCGTCTCCTGCGGGCCATCCCGCACGTGGACGAGGAGCCCTGATGTGCCGACTGTTCCGCCGCAAACATGCCCCGCAGCCGTCGTCCGAGGCGATCGAGATGCGTGAGCAGATCGAAGCGATCCGACCGCGCATCGAGAGCGTCGTGCGTGAGCGCGAGCGGCTGTTGCGGGAGAACAACTATGCGGCCCGGATCCGCGCTATCTATGAAGGGGGTCGCTCGTGAGCGCCGACGACTGGTTCGCACTCATGGTGGTGGCTTCCCTGCCTGCCGCTGTCTTGTACCCGCTGATCTATGGGACGCAGACGACGTGGTGGAAGGACTGGATCGGGTGGGCGCTGCTGACGAAGGCTGTCGGTTTGGCGATCATGCTCGGCTTCTCGGCTGCGTTCCAGTTGTTTGGCCCTGACTATCCGGGGCGTAACGCGGTCCGTAACGCGGGGATGGCGATCGTGATGGTGGGTCTGTGGCTCGCGCTTCTGGCGATGTTGTGGGTCCTTCGTCAGCGTCGTCTCGCGAACCGCCGCCTGTAGTCCGCTGCGTCCCCGTCTCCACCTAGGCCGCCTGGTCCTAGGTCGATCAGTCCTGCCCCGAGGAGCACCCATGATGCTGACCGACCTGGCAGACGCCTGCCGGAAGTCCGGGCTCGAGGTCACCGAGGTCGATGGGTGGCGCACCCGCGGCCATGGCGGCATGACATCGGTTCAGACCATCGTCTGCCACCACACGGCCACCAGTAAGGCCGCTGACGGCGACTACCCGAGCATGGGCGTCGTCCGTGACGGCCGCACTGGACTGCCTGGCCCTCTCGCGCAGCTCGGCCTCGGGCGGTCGGGCCGTGTCTACGTGATCGCGGCCGGCGTTTCGTACCACGCAGGCGAGGTGCTGAACAGCAGCCAGGACAACTGGCACGCCATCGGCATCGAGGCCGAGCACGACGGCCTCTCCCCCTGGCCCGCACCCCTGGTCGACGCCTACGCCCTCCTGGTGCGCGCGCTGCTCGACCACTACGGCCTCGACGTCCACCGCGCCCAGGGCCACAAGGAAATCGCCCGCCCTCTCGGCAGGAAGACCGACCCCAACTTCGACATGGACGCCTTCCGTGAGCGCGTCCTTACCTCAGGAGACGACATGCCGTTCACCGAGAGCCAGCTCCGACAGATCATCCGCGAAGAGGTCGACGCCGCTCTCGACGAGCAGCTCGACACCACGGTCATCGACAACCCGACCGGCACCGGCAAGCGGAAGCGCGCGACTCTCGGCGCGCTGCTGTTCGAGATCCGTCAGGCTGTCCAGGCGCGACGATGATCCGAGTCGGCGTCATCAACGTCCCCCGCAAGGTCGGACCGGTCAACTGGTCCCGCTGCTGGAAGACCATGGCCGACCGAACCAGCGTCTTCGGGGTCAACGAAACCCTGTCGCCCGCGGTGAAGGCCCTGTACCTGACGCTCGCCGCTGCACGCGGGTACGGGTCGTTCGGTGTCCGCCGGTCCCCGAACCCGATCTTCTACCGCAAGTCTCGGTGGCGTCGCGTCCACGGCCACGTCTACAAGCTGCACGGGCCTAGTCAGGGACAGTTCGGGTTCAAGTACCCCGGGTTCAACGCCGCCCGGTACATGACGCTGACGATCCTCCACCAGCGCCGGAAGCCTGACGCACTCAAGCACGTCTTCATCAACGTTCACTGGGTGCCGAACGCGAAGGTCGACCCCGTGTGGGCTGCCGATGCACGTAAGGCGTCGATCGAGAAGGCCCGCGAGGTCGTCGACCAGTACGTCCGCGCTGGCTACGCGGTGTGGCTGATGGGCGACACCAACATTGGCGGGGAGTTCGACCTCGGTCCTCGGTTCAACTGGCTCCGTGGCCGCGGCATCGACAAGGTCGGCGTCGCGCTCCCCCCGCATGTGCATGTCGGCTCGGCCGACGTGCGCCTGACCCCCGCACCTACCGACCACAAGCACGGCGTCGTCGCGAAGGTGACGCTTCAGCGAACCAAGGAGACCCGATGAACCCGCTCGAGCAGTACCCCGCGGTCCGCAAGGTGCTCTACATCGTCCAGTGGCTCGCCAACCTCGTCATGGGCGTCCTCGGCATCGTCTTCCTCAACGACGCCGACTCCGGAGTCCCCCAGGCGTTCACCGTCACCGGCCTCGTCCTCGCGTTCGTTTGGACCTACACCGGCCTGACCGCCGCGTCGAACACGTCTGCCGGGCGCCACCGTCGTGACTGACCTGTTCAACGTCCGCGTCACCGCCATCGGTGAAGTCCGCGACCACGACGGCAACCTCATCTCCGCCGAGCCTGTCGAAGCCAACCTCACCCTGACTGCGGACCAGATCCGTGACCTCAACCTAGGAGAACCGTCGTGACCACAGGACTCGCCGCCGGACCCGTCAACTCGTTCCTCGACGCCACGTTCGGGACCACGTTCGTCCAGCTCCACACCGCCGACCCCGGTGCCGCTGGTGCCACTGCCGCTGCTGCTGGTGACACGACTCGGAAGGCCGCGACGATGGCTGCCGCGTCGGGCGGGTCGAAGGCGATGACCGGCACCGCGGGGCCGTGGACGAACGGCGGCACCTCGGAGACGATCAGCCACATCAGCCTGCGGTCGGCGTCGACGGGCGGCACGTTCAACGCGTCCGCCCCGCTCGCCGTGAGCCAGGCGTGGGCGTCTACGAACACGTTCTCGCTTTCTTCGTTGGTCATCGCTATTTCGCCGATCGCCGCCTGACATGGGCATCTTCGGTGAGGCGCGACAGCATGGGGATGTAGTCGCCGAGCAGTTCGTGGTCGACGCAGTGAAGGCTGCGGTGGCTGCGGCTGTTGCTCCCATCGAGGAAGAGTTGGCGCGTGCCATTCAGGACCGCGACCACTTCAGCACTGAGTACGACGACGCGGTTGTGCAGAACGAGCGACTGCGCGTCGAGCGGGACGCAGCAGTCAAGGCGCTGGCCGATCACATGACAACGCACGCCCCGCCGGCCCCTGCTGTCCGCGAGTTCGTCGACTTCACCAGCCAGTCGTCCGGCATCTACGTGCGCGGCAACCTGACCGGTGACGGGGTCGACCGGACGACGCTGCGGATGAAGCCCCGGTCGTCCACGAAGACGGCACCCGCCACTGGCACCAATCAGCTGCACCTGATCCGTGCGGGCGGCGGACTCAACCAGTCCGCCACCCTCTCTGGCGGGGACGTCGGCGGGTTCACGCTCGAGGGCACCGACCAGGGTCACCTGTACAACGGGCTGATGGTGCCGTGGTCGACGGGCGTCCGCGTCCACGACCTCCACATCAAGGGCATCCCGGGGAACTCGTCGGCCCCTCCCGGTGAGACGTTCTCGCTGAACCTGTGGCACGCCAACGAGTCGCGTGTAGAGCGCGTGAAGGTCGACGCGAGAAACAGCACCGGGCAGTCGGTCGGCGCGTCCCTCATCGGCCTGAATGACTGCTACGGCTCGACCCTGACCGACGTCGAAGCCACCGGCACCACCACCGGGTTCGGTATCGCGATCTGGCAGTGCTCAGACGTGAAGATCCGAGGCGGGAACTTCCGCAACAACCGCCGCGCCATCAACACCGAGAACATGCGCGGCGGGGTGTTTGAGTACGACCGGTGCGACATGTCCGGTCAGACGACTGGCGGCCCGCACATCGTGTTCGCGACTGCCATCGCGTCGTCGAAGCTGATCGTGCGTGACCCGATCCTTGCGCCTGGTGAGTGGCCGTTGCGGATCGGTGTCCCCACTCTCGGGTCGCGGTACGACGCGGGCAACGGTCCGCATGTGCAGCGGGTGGAGGACGTGCAGGTGTTCATCGGCGGGGTTGATGTGACGGCCGACAAGAGCAAGGTGCGCGTCGGTCAGGTCTGGTGACTAAGCGTGCTGCTTGCAGGGCAACCCCGGTAGCAGCGTCGGGCGCGCGTCACACATGCGCCGCACCTCGACCCACTCGCAGTCCGTGCAGCCCCAGTTGAGGGGAATCTTGCTCAGGCAGACTCCACACAGGGCGGCGACGACAGTGCCATTGGTGAGGACGACTTTTTCGACCTGATCGACCGGGTGCGGGCAAGACAGTGTCATCGCTTGCCGTACCTCTCCAGTGCGCGGCGGACGACGTCGCTGACGGATTCGCCCTTGGCTTCGGCCTTGACCTGCGCGGCCTTGTAGACGTCGTCGGGGATGCGGAACGACCGGAGCGGCGTCTTCGGCTTGTTCGGCACGACTGTCATTACACCACCGAGTCGTAGCACTCGGGACACAGTGGTCCGTGGCCGAGGAACTTCACCTCATGGCATCGGGGACACTGCCCGTTGCTCAGCCCGAGCCATTTTCCGGCACTCTCCGCGAGTAACGATGCCTCGGCGACGCCCAGGCTGCAGGTCCAGTTGTCCCGACCGTCGCCGAAGTCGTGAATGTGGTCACTCATCGGCCGCCTCGCTTGCGGTGGGCGTCGAGCGCTTCCTGGATGTCTTTACCGACGTCGGCAAGGCTGGCTTCAGCAGTCGCGTCGTGAGCGGCCTTTAGGTTGAGAGTAGGGCGGTAGAAGTGCATGCCGACCTCGCGACCGTCAGCGAATCCCCGGTCGTAGTCGGCGAGGCACGGGCCGCAGTCCTCGTCGCCACCGTGCGGCGGATGCCAGCCCGCGAGGCGCCCAGCGACGATCCGCTCGACCTGCCCTCTGATATTGCGATGGGCGCCGGGGTGGATCACACCAGCGTCAGCCAGCGCACCCACAAGAATGTCGCGTTCATCGGCGGTCAGTCCGGCGCCGCTTTCGTTGCTCGGTGTCATAACACCAGACTACCCCGAACCGCCGACGGTGTACATACACCCAGCCAGGAGGCACCGTGCCCAACGTGACCATCCGCGCCTCCGCATCGACCTACGTCACCACCGGCGGAACCGCTCCCGTCGTCGCCATCCCGCCGGGCACCCTGGTCGGTGATGTCGTCGTGTTTTTCATGACCACGAACGACAACACAAAGTTGATGAGCGCCGCGCCGACCGGGTGGAACCTCGGCTACAACGTCGCGTTCGGCACCGCGGCCCGCATGTGCATCTGGAAGAACTACGCCAGTGGAGACGGCTCTTCGGTCACCCTGGCGTTCAACGCCCAGCCCGCCATGCAGGTCTGCGTCATCGTCCTCGACGGCAGCGTCCACACTGGGCTCGGCACGTTCGGCACCGTCACCACCCGCGCATCATCCGTCACCACCATCAGCGCCGTCGCCACTGGGACCACCGCCGACCCCAACCTCGTCATCGCCCACGAGAAGGCATCCACCCACCCCTCGACCGCGGCGCTCTCCCCCACCACCACCGCCATCGAGAACGTCACCAACGCAGGCGCATCCACCGCCGCCCAGTACGTCGGCTGGTACGACACCTCCGGCGGCACCGCCACGCGGACCGCGACCTACGGGACCGCCTCAGGCAACGGCGCTGGCCTGCAGATCCCCGTCACGATGGCAGCTGCCGGTGCCGCCGGGTCCGCCACCGTCACCTCGACCGCCACCATTGCTGCGGCCGGATCCATCGGCGCCGCACCCACCGCGTTCGTCCAGTCCGGCGGCGTCACCGACACCGGCGCCCAACTTGTCGCCATGACCACCAGCACCACCGCCGCACGATGGGCCTACGCCACCAACTCAGGGCTCACGAGTCCGGCCTATACCACCAGCGGCGCACCCGACGCTGACGGCGTCGTGAAGACCAACCTCACCGGGCTCACCGCCAACACCCTCTACTACTACCGCCTCGAAGCCGACGGCGTCCTCGTCGGACCCACCGGCCGATTCCGCACCTACCCCACCGTCGGCACCCAGGCATCCGGGTCGTTCCTCTTCGGGTCCTGCCAGTACACCGACTCCAACCACGCCGTCTTCGCCACCATGACCGCCCACGCCACCACCCACAACCTCTACGGGTTCCTCCACGGCGGCGACCTCCACTACCGCGACTGGTCCGTCAACGGCATCACGTCCGCCGCCAGCATCAAGGCGCAGCAGAAGACGTCCACCCAGACATCCAACTTCGCCGCCCTCCTCGCCGCGACACCCTGGGCGTACACGTGGGACAACCACGACTGGGGCGGCGCAGCATCCGACGCAACGATCGGTGCCGCCACCGCGTTGAAGGCCATGTACCGGCAGATGGTCCCGAGCCACGCCGTCACCGCCGACGGCACCGGAGCCATCGACCAGACCTGGAACTTCGGGCGCATCTCCTTCTTCATGCTCGACACCCGCAGCCAGCGCAGCCCCTCCGCCAACACCGACAACTCGTCCAAGACCATGCTCGGCGCCAACCAGAAGGCCCGCCTCAAGACGTGGATGACCGGCCCCGCGCCCGTCAAGATCATCTTCGCCGGCATCCCCTACAAGAACTACGCAGGCGCATCCGGCGACAGGTGGGGCGCCTACCTCACCGAGTTCGCCGAGCTCGCCACCCACTTCGCCACCAACGGCGTCGGCAAGTTGTACGGCCTGTCCGGCGACATCCACACCAACGCCGCCGACGACGGAACCAACGAGTCCTACGGCAACGTCCCCAACGCCGTCGCCTCCGCGTTCGACCAGGCCGGCGCATCCAACGCCGCCGGCTGGTCCCAAGGCGTCTACCCGCCGTCGGGCACCAACACCAACCACAACTTCGGGCAGCTCGACGTCACCGACAACGGGTCGTCGATCGTCCTGACCTACACGGGCTACGACGCTTCCGACACGCCCAACATCACCATGACCCGCACGTTCGTCCTCGACCTCACTGGGACGTCGGCGGTCACCGGGGCAGCGGGCATTACGGGCGCTGGCCTGGTCGGGAAGACCTCGAGCGCGTCCGTCACTGCCACCGCGTCCGTCGCGGCTGCAGGTCAGGTCGGGCGCACCTCGGGCGGCTCTGTCACCGGCACTGCCACCGTCGCCGCAGCAGGCACGGTCGCTCGAGCCGGTGGTGCGACCGTGACCGGTACCGCTGCCGTGACCGCCTCGGGCGTCGTCACTCAGGCGGGCAACGGGGCAGCCACCCTCGCAGCCAACGCCTCGATTGCCGCGTCCGGCACCGTCGCACGATCCACCAGCGCGACCATCACCACAACCGCGAGCATCACTGCCGCCGGGATGGTCGTCGCAGCCGGCATCGGAGCAGCCTCAGTCGTCAGCACTGGCGTCGTCACCGCGGCAGGGACCGTCGCGCGCACCGCCAGCACTCAGCTAGCAGCCACCGCGCTCATCACCGCAACAGGCGTCGTGCTCGACCCCAGCCAAGAACGCGACATCACCATCAGCGCCACCCTCCCCAACCGCCGATGGACCGCTGCCACACCCGAACGCCGATGGAAGGCCACCACATGACCCTCAACATCCCCCGCGGCTCCATCGAATACATCACCGCCACCGTCACCGCCGACGTCCCACTCACCATGCCCGTCGAACTCTCCCTCTCCCGCGGCGACCAACACACCTGGCTCCCCGCCACCTGGGAAGGCACACCCGGCGAAACCCGCAACGTCCGCACCACCAACGTCGTCACCTTCGACGACACCTTCGAGCACCGCACCTACTCCGTCTGCGTGCGCCTCACAGACAACCCCGAAGTCCCCATCGTCAACGCGGGCAGCCTCAACATCACCTGACCCACCCCGGCAAGCCGCCACCGAATGACCGACCCGAGGAGCCCACGTGCCCGACTCTGATCTCGACTACGCCAAGGTCACCGGCCGGCTCGCCCTGTCCGTCGCCGACGGCTCCGACCCCGGCGACAACCCCGACATCATCTACTGCGACTCCGGCACCGTGCGGATCACGCCCCTCATCAACTTCACCAGGGTCGCCGACGCCACCCCGCCGTTCACCGTCGGCCACGCCGCGATCGACGCGACCGTGGAGCCCGGCGGCTACGTCACCTGGAACGGGCAGCCCTTCGTGTGGGTCGTCGACCTCACCTCAGAGAAGGTCAACCCCCGCATCCCCGAAGACGCCGCGACACACAAGCTTGAGTTCTTCAACGTCACCGCCGACGGGACCGTGGTCAAGTTCCCCACCTCGACCGTCCGGTTCACCAAGGACGGCCTCGACGGGTCCGGCGTCAACGACCTCGCCCTCGTCATGCCCGTCACCGAAGGCGCCTCCACCCCCATCGTCCGCGGCGCCCAGGGAGTCGGCATCCAGTCCGCCGAAGTGTCCGGCGGCAACCTCCTCCTCGGCCTCTCCGACGGCACCGAGATCGACGCTGGCGAGCTCCCCGTTGGCCCCGGCGGAACTGACGCCGGAGTCGCGTCCTACGTCGCCAACACCGGCAGCGACACCTACGCCAAGGTCGCCGACACCGTCGCCACCGTCGCCGGCAGCAACCTCGGCCGCTTCATCGCACGATGCCGCGCCGGGCAGGCCGTCAAGATTGCTACTGGCGGCGACTCCATCCCTGCCGCCATCCCCGGCGTGAACTCCGGCGGCGTCATGGGTGTCGACGACCTCACCTCCTACGCCGCCAGCCTCATCGCCGCACGCTTCGGGAACATCGTCACCACCGCTAACCAGGCGCTCTCGGGGCACACCGTGGCGACCGGCCCGCTATCGGTGAAGTGGAACGCGCTTATTGCCGAGCAGGCCGACCTCTACCTGTTCTGCTATGGCACCAACGACTGGTCGGCCGACGACTTCACCACGCCAGTCCCCGGCTACAAGACCCCGGCCTCCCTCGCCGGTCTCGAGCGACTGTTCCGACGCATCCGCACCGAAGTGCCCAAGGCCGACATCGCCTTCCTCATCGCCAACCCCTACACCTCCGCCGACTCCGCTTCCAACAACGTCGGCAAGAAGGCGTACAACAAGAAGGTCCGCGACGTCTGTGCGGCCTATGGCGTCGAGGTCGTCGACGGGTATCAGGCGTTCATCGACCACCCCGACCGCGCCTCGCTCATGTTCGACTCGACCCACCCCAACGGTCCGGGTCACCGCGTCCTCGGCGAGGAAATCGCCAAGCACGTGCCCGCGGCGTTCGCTGGGCAGACCAGCGCCGTCGCGGCAGTGCCGTCCTACGGACTCGCCAAGCCCGAACAGGTCGACCCCGCCATCGGCGACACCGGAGCTCAGTACGTCCTCGCCCCCACCGCCAACACGTGGGTCGAATCCGGCGGCGGATGGACCACCAGCGGCTCCGACCGCGTCTCCTCCACCGTCGGCGCCACCATCACCTGCACCACCAGCGCCGTCGAGTTCTACGCCATGCTCTCCACCACCGCAGCCGACGCAGCCCGCGTCACCGTCCAGGTCGACGGGGTCGACGTGTGGACGAACATCGACCTCACCATCGGCAAGCAGGGCACCTACTGGGTGCCGCTCATCACGACCGTCAACAACCTGACGCCCGGATCGCACGCCTTCAAGATCGTCCTCGTCTCCGGCACCCTCCGCGTCTCCCGCATCGGATGGCTCGCCGCCAAGGTCGGCGCGTTCACGCCCGCCGTCAAGGCGGTGACACTCTCCGAGTCCACGACCCCCGTGACCATCCTCGACACCGGCGCATCGACCAACGTGTTCGCCGCGACCACCATCACCTCCGCCACCCTCGGCTTCGGGACCGCCCTCGCGCACATCACCGGCACCTGCCTCATCAAGGTCACCGGAGAGACCACCACCTCACGCGAAATCGAAACGTCGTTCATCATCGGCACCACGCAGGCGCTCGCCAAGCACACCATCCCGCCCGTCGCAGCCGGCGCCACCTACTTCGTCGAACGCGACTTCTCGTTCCTCGTCGATATCGGCACCGGCGCATCCATGCGCCTCGTAGCCCGCGTCCTCTCCACAGACAAGACCGGCGTCACCGTCGACCGCCACTCCGCCAAGGTTCTCGTCCACCGACAGACCTGACCCGCCACAACACGAAGCGCCCCCGCCAACCGGCGGGGGCGCTTTCGTCATGTGTAACCAAGTATCAACTTCACCCGACCCGAATCCAGCCAGGCGCTTCACTCCACCCGACGGATCGACTCCGCCCGCACCCAATGCTGACGCACATCCACTCCACCATCGGCAACAAGCGGGCAACAACCACCCACCCCTCCCAACGCCCATCCTGATCCCGCTGCCGCCACCCCAACAACAGCCCAGGCGCAGGATCCGGACCATCCGACACCCACACGTGCTCAGCCCGCGGATCCACGGTCAGCCGCCTACTTTGCGAACCACTCCGCCGTCGTCGTCCCGTCTGGACGCCACACGAACTTGTCGTACCTCAACCGCTCAGGCAGCTCTACCGTCATCCACCCCTTGACGCATCCGCCAGCAGGAATGGTGGCGTTCTCGGGGAACTTCGGCAGTGGCCAATCGATCCAACCCGATCCACTGCCGGGGTACTCGTCGTTGTCCGCCGTTACCGCGACCCAGTCACCGTTGAAGGTCGCAAGCACGTCGCCCTCAGAGCCGTCGTAGTCATCAACGACGCACTGACTGACCCGCAGGCCGACGAACCGCTGGCCCCGTTGCGGCTCGCGGTACTCAGCGGGCGGGTAAGGATCACGGAGCTCGAGCAGGGTGGTTGTCGTAACCCGACCCACCCGCGCGTCCCCGACCGTCAAAGCATCTTCGCCGACGCTCGGCTCGAACTGCTCGGCGTCGGTCGTCTGCGCCTCGGTCGGGTCTGCGGTCGGCGTCGGGACCTCGACCGTCTGTGTCACCGTCTCCGGCTCGCCAGGCGATGCGTCGCCATCCCCGCCGCAAGCAGTGATGAGCAGGGCTAGAACCGAGACCGAGATGAGAGCGCGCATGAAACGTCATCCTGCCCTAGCGGGTCGCGTCCCGCTCCGCTTTCAGACGAAGCACCGTCCGCACCCGACGCGCACACCACCACCGAGCCAACACGCCCACCGGTCCACGATCGTCACGCCGCTCGTCG